GCGGGGATGGCAGGATTTGGTAGTCCACAACTATTTGTACAGGCGCTGTTGGCAGGTAGGGCATTAAGTGGTGGTGCTCTTGATAATAAAGTTACGCAAACTTTACTTGGTGTCGATCTGACTAATAAAATACTGGCCATGCAGGGACAGGGAGTTGATGTAGAGACTATTTTTGCTAGAGCAGCAGGTGTTGTCCCGAACAGTAATCTAGAATATCTTTTCAAAGGTCCGGTCTTAAGATCATTTAATAATTTTAATTGGAGAATGACTGCAAGAAGTAAAGAAGAAGCGGCAACTATCAGACATATTATAAGATTCTTTAAACAAGGAATGGCACCCAAAAAACAGAATCCCGCAAACGGAGCGGGTGGAACTGCTCAACTATTGGGTACACCAAATGTATTTAAACTTGAGTATAAAACTGGATCTAAGACTAATGATGCGGTCAATAAATTTAAGACTTGTGCTTTGACTACATTTACCACAAACTATACTCCAGATAATTTTTGGGCTGCATACGATGAAGGTCAACCACTTTCCGTAAGTATTTCTATGGTATTTAATGAATTAGAACCAATTTACGATTCAGATTATCAAAATACGGTATTTGGGACTAGAAAGAATGATCTAATGTCAATTAGCGACGAGGCAGTAGGTTACTAATATGGGATACTTCAGACAACTTCCAAATATTCAAACACTTAATAGAACTAAGAATGATGTTTCTATTGACGAAACAGTAATTATTAAAAATCTTTTTAGGCGTGCAAAAATTCGTGATGATATTATTGATGTTGTCACCGCTTTTGAATACTATCAAGTTACTGAGAATGAAACTCCCAATCAAGTTGCACAAAAAATTTATGGAAACCCAGAGCTAGACTGGGTAATTTTACTCACAAATAATATTATTAACATTCAGAATGAATGGCCAATAGATTCCAATTCATTCAATAACTACCTTTTTGATAAGTATGGTTCGGAAGAAAAATTACTCGAAGTCCGTTATTATGAAACTTCTGAACTTAGGGATTCTTTTGGGAGAGTAGTTCTTGAACAAGGGTTGATAGTTGATCAAACATTTTATGATGCACCAGAATATAGAAATGTTGTTACTACTCCCGTTGGTATTATTTATCCACCAATATTTATTGCCGGAACTCAAGCATCAGCAACTGCAGTAGTAAATCAAAATCTTAGTGTTAGTGAAATTACAGGCATAGTAACTGGTCTTGGATATAAAACTACACCTACAGTATCATTTTCTGAACCTCCGACAACTGTAAGTGCATCAGTAAACGCATCTGTCAGTGGTTTTGCAGTTACATCATTCAATACTCTAACTGGTGGAAAGGGATACTTGACAACACCAACCATAACTATTTCTCCCCCACCCAATTCAATTCAAGCTACTGCGACGTGTGTAGTAGATCCCCTCTTCGGAAATGTCTCATCAATTAATATTACTAACGGTGGTTCGGGATACGGAGTAACAGCTCCTACAGTTACTATCGAAGCATCACCAAACATTATTGAAGGATCATACATTAATCAATCTTCTATTTCAATAGGAAATCAAGTTGATGGAATGTTTATACGAGAAAATGGATTAGACGTTTATACAACTAGTGGTGCAGGAAACTACCGTGTTAAACAATACGTAATGAGTGTAGCATGGGATGTTTCCACAGTAAGTTTTGTCAGAGAGTTTGATACGAATCCCGATCTTCTTTTTTGTACCGGAGTTGAATTTAAACCTGATGGAAGTAGAATGTTTGTGACGGGAGGTACTGGGGGATCTTATAGAGTAATAGCCTATGATTTGTCTACTCCTTGGGACATTTCTACAGCAACAAAAGTGCATGAAACCTTTATCTCCTCTCCTGGCGGAGTTCGATTAAACCCTGATGGATCAAAACTGTTCTTATTGGCAGCCTCTGCTTCTGGTGTAATTAGTCAGTACCCTCTAAGTACTGCTTGGGATATTACCAGTATGTCA